CATTAATTATACGATTACGCATACCCATACTATTGAAGGTGGATATCACTGAATTATCGTTGAGTTGTACACCACCTACTATTTTTAAATTAGTACTAGGCGTAATTTGATCTAAGGCTAATGTTCCGTATGGCATTTTATAATATCACCCATCTTGATCCCGAAGCAATGTTGATGACAACATTGGCTGCTACATATAACGGACCCACACTCACAGCATTGCTGCCAGCGGGTATATTTAGATTAGCAGTTATTGTACTATTATTTAATGTCACAGCACCTGTCGTTGAAGCAGTCGACGATGTGCTGGCTGTGTATACCTCGGCCCAGGCATTGCCATAAAAAGCCGAGAGTTCACCGGTTTCGCTGTCAATCCACAGTGCACCAGTCACAGGACCAGTGGGTGGATTGGCGCTGACTGCTACACTTGCTCCTGTACCGGAACCGCCCGCAACTGTTTGACTTCCTGCATCTGTGACTATTTGTAGCGCATTCGCACCGGCTTGTAAGATAGTACGATAACCACCGGTATTTATTTCAATACTACCAACCGAAAGCCCAACTACAGCACTGGAATTAGCTGCGTTAGTAAAACTGATACCATTGGCTGTGTTTTTGATTGCTGTGCCACCTAGGTCAATGGTATTACCACTCAAATATAGGTCACGCCATCTTAGTGAAGAGCTGCCAATATCATATACACTATTGCTAGCAGGAACAATGTTTGAGCTAACTGATAATAAATTTGCACCAATTATTGATAGTCCATTGGCATTAAAGAAGTTTGTAGCTGTGATATTTGTTACTGTTAAATTACTACTAAACACCGGAGCACTATTAATACCTCGACCAACCAACACTGTGTTTGCGCTGCCAGCAGTTATAAAACCGGTCTGGTAACCAATCAAAGTAGGATTACTTGTAAATAACAACCCAGTATCGGTTAAAATACCAATGGCTTTACTATCATTTGTCGAGTCTCGATTATAATAAAAATAAAGACGATATGTTTGACCTGCTGTAATGGTACTTGTATCAGTCAATTGAACCACGTCAGATGTGTTTCTAAATGTCCAAGTTAATGTGGTTCCTGTTTTAGTTACTTGTAGTCTGAAAGGGGTACTGTTCTGCCAGACAGTAAAGGCATAATTAATTAATTTTCTAGCAAGCGGATCAGCATAGGCTGCGTAGTCAGCCCACTCAATTGCGTTTGTTCTTGTATTTGTTCCAACATTAAGTATACCAATTCCTAGAAAACCCGGGTCACTTGGTCTAGTTCCTAAAACTTCAAATTTAACAGTGAAATCTGCGGTATTGGTATTAAATGTTAGATCACTGTCGCGTACTCCATTGGTGGGATTATTAGCAATAGTAAAACCAGTTGTGGTCTGGTAAACAGGAGCCTGATAAACAATATCACCAGGATTTCCACCAATTATAGCAGTAGCATTACCGGATATAGTCACAGTAACATTACTGCCGGTGGTATTAGCAGTTACTCCTGCTCCTTGAAAGTTTATAGATGATAGCGAATTAGTTAACAGCGTACCTTGATTACTTACCGTTATATTAGCCGATGAACCAGCTGGTCCTGTTGCACCAGTGGCACCCGTTCCGCCCGCTGAGCCCGGTGATCCAATTCCTGTGGCCCCTGTGGCTCCAATATTACCTGAGGGACCCGTAGGACCAATGCTATAATTGGGTGATATCTTCCAATATCTTGTATTCCATACCCAAGTTATATTTGAATACGAATATGTTTGTTGATCTGTGGGATTAGCAGGAAAATCTACTAGGGTAGCGGCATTTATAATAAGATTACCTGAGGTAGTAAATGTATGTATTGTGATATTATTAGATGAAGTTATTGTACCACCAGCGGCTCTTTGAGCCCCTGCATAACTTACGACCACAACACCCGAACCGCCGCTGCCACCTGTTCCGCCATCCCTTGCGCCACCAGCACCACCACCGCCTGTATTTGCTGTTCCAGGATTAGTTGCAGCAAACCAAGGAGAACTACCACCACCGCCTAGGCCGCCCGCACCGGTGCCGGCACCGGATCCTGGTGCGCCGCCGCCTCCGCCAGCAAGATAATAAATACCACCAGATAGCTGTCCAGCAGTACTACCGGGTATAGGATTAGCTCGACCAATACCACCATTGCCGCCATTTTGCGATCCTAACGAGCCAGAGCCTCCGGCCCCACCGCCACCGCCCGACCCATCATTTGACGGATTTCCACTTATGCCCCCTTGACCTCCACTATTTCCTTGGCTTGGAGTAACAGCTGGGGTGTTACCAGCACCGCCGGAGAGAAAAGATGGATTACTAGAAAATCCTCCGCCGCCACCAGATCCGCCAGCTCCACCTGTTTGTCCTTGTGCGCCACCACGACCGCCTCCGGCACTAGTTAAGGTAAGAAAACTACTATTTGATCCCGATGATCCTGAACTGCCGCCAGCGCCCACCACAACCGGATATGTAGTTCCGGTATTAATAGTTGCGTTGCCTGATCTGAATCCACCTGCGCCGCCACCACCAGACTTTTGACTAGCACCACCGCCACCGCCACCGGCAACAACAACAAAATCAACTGTGACACTACTAGCTGGATTAAATGCTGAGGTAATATTGCTAGTGCCCATTTCCGCCCAAACATTGCTACTTGGAGTGGAAACGTAGATTAATTCTGTGGCATTGATTGTATCAAACCAACGAGCACCGACTGTAGTAGTCGCAGGAGCCGAACTTGCTGTGTAGAATTCACCGGAACCGGCCGGTCCTGCGGCTCCTGCAGCACCAGTCAGTCCTGTAGCACCAGCAGCACCCGTCGCTCCCACATTGCCGGTAATGCCGGTGGCACCGGCCGGTCCTGCGGCTCCTGTAGCACCAGTCAGTCCTGTAGCACCAGCAGCACCCGTCGCTCCCACATTGCCTGTAATACCAGTAGCACCAGTGGCCCCCAGATTGCCTGTAATACCAGTAGCACCAGTGGCCCCCAGATTGCCTGTAATACCAGTAGCACCAGTGGCCCCCAGATTGCCTGTAATACCAGTAGCTCCGACATTGCCCGTAAAACCAGTGGCACCAGTGGATCCCTGTGGGCCAGTAGCCCCAGTAGATCCCAGTGGGCCAGTAGCACCAGTGGATCCGACATTGCCTGTAATACCAGTAGCACCAGTGGATCCTATATTACCTTGTAAACCAGTAGCTCCGACATTGCCCGTAAAACCAGTGGCACCAGTAGATCCCTGTGGGCCGGTGGCACCAGTAGATCCCTGTGGGCCGGTGGCACCAGTAGATCCCTGTGGGCCGGTGGCACCAGTAGATCCCTGTGGGCCGGTATTAGCAAAAGGTGCCCCATTAGCAAAAAAATAATTATCACTGAAAATACCAGTGTTTGCTCGAAATATCGAAGATTGAATAGTTCCCGGACTATTGATCCCACCTACTGTTATAAAATCATTCGCAGTGAAAGAGGCACTTGGGCCACCCACAGCGATCCAACCACCATTCAAGTAAACACTGACTATACCGCTGTCTTCATCCAACCACAGAGTGCCGTTTTGTGATATAGGCGGAGCATCGGGGTCTACAAAAACACTTGTGCCACTGCCACTGCCACTGCCACTGCCATGGCTAACAATACCGGCTTGAACTACAACTTCAGTATTGGCCGCTGGTGGTATATTTAAAAATATCCATTGAGTGTTGGCAGTGAAATCAATACCAGGTTTTTGATAAGTACCGTTCACATGAACAATCAATTGTTCAGGCGCTGCTACATTGCCTGAAAATTTAAAATTAGTCTGCGTTCCTGTGGCGTTGAACACGCTCACAAAGGCATTAGCAGAATTGAGTATGAGATTACCGTCATAACCTCGAGGCCCGGTTGAACCTGTGGCACCAGTGGCTCCTCCGGGTGATCCTTGTGGTCCAGCGGGGCCTGTCGTGCCTGTAGCTCCAATTGGACCAGTGGCTCCTGTGGCACCGCCTGGGTCTCCTTGCGGTCCGGTTGCCCCGATTGGCCCAATCAATCCGGTTGCACCGGTAGCTCCAGTGGATCCGGCTGGACCCACTGGTCCCAATAAGCCGGTAGCTCCAGTGGCGCCCCCGGGACTGCCAGCTGGTCCAATTGGCCCTGCTACACCTGTGGCACCAGATGCTCCTGTTAGTCCGGATGGTCCGGATGGTCCTGTGGCTCCTGTACCGCCTGTGGCGCCCGGGCCCCCAGGGCTTCCTATTCCTGTCGCACCTGTGGCTCCATTGGAGCCAGGAGTTCCTGCCGATCCTGCCGGGCCGGTGGCACCAGTTGATCCCACACCTCCTGCTACACCAGCAGGACCAGTGGCACCCGTGGAGCCTTCATTACCCGGGGTTCCTTGTGGTCCAGATGGTCCAGTGGCGCCTGTGGTACCTGGACCGCCGGGACTTCCTGTTCCTGTGGCACCTGTTGCACCAATTGAACCCGATGGACCCGATGGTCCAGATGGTCCAGTGGCACCCGTAGCACCATCTGTTCCGGGTGTCCCCGAAATTCCCGTTGATCCTGTAGCGCCATCTCGACCCGGTATACCTGCTAGACCAGTTGATCCTGTTGCCCCACCTGGATTACCAGGTGGGCCAACTGGCCCGGCAACACCTGTAGCGCCAGTTGCACCTTCATTGCCCGGTGTACCGGGTATTCCAGTGTATCCTGTCGCTCCTATTCCAGTGGCGCCAGTTGGCCCTGTTAATCCTGTAGATCCGGTGGCTCCTGTTATGCCTATCCCAGGCAATCCAGTGGCTCCGGTTAGTCCAGTGGCTCCTACTGGTCCTGCTGGTCCAGCAACACCAGTTGCTCCGGCGGTACCTGGCGTTCCGGGCGTCCCTACACCGGGGGCACCAGTGGCACCAGTTGCCCCCGGTCCACCGGGAGAACCTATACCAGTGGCCCCTATTATACCATCTGCACCCGGTGGTCCAGCCACTCCGGTGGCTCCTTGAACGCCGGTGGCTCCTACATCACCAACAGGACCAGCTGGTCCTGTTGCGCCAGTTGACCCCACATTACCGGGAGTGCCCGACAATCCAGTAGCACCTTGTAAACCAGTAGCGCCGGGTATTCCCACCGGTCCAGCTGGTCCTGTTGCACCAGTGGAACCTACACCACCCGGACTGCCTGATAACCCTGTAGCTCCGGTGGCACCTCCGGGATTACCCGGCGGTCCAATTGGGCCTGCAATACCGGTTGCACCAGTTGAACCCTCAGTACCTGCCACCCCGGGTATTCCCGATGGACCAGTGGCACCTGTGGCACCCGGGCCCCCCGGGCTCCCTACTCCAGTGGCACCAGTAGCTCCATCTTGTCCGGGCGCTCCTGCCAAACCAGTAGCACCGGTGGCTCCCCCAGGATTTCCGGGAGGGCCAATTGGCCCAGCAATACCAGTGGCTCCTGTAGCCCCTTCATTACCTGGTGTACCTGTCAACCCCGCGGGTCCTGTAGCACCAGTTGATCCAATTGGCCCAACTAACCCTACCCCAGTGGCTCCTGTCGCTCCTTCATTACCCGGTGTACCTGTTAACCCCGCGGGTCCTGTTGCTCCTGTCGCTCCTACATCTCCGGGTATGCCTATACCAGTAGCACCAGTGGCTCCATCTATGCCCGGCGTACCTGATAAACCAGTTGCTCCTGTAGCTCCCCCAGGATTTCCGGGAGGGCCAATTGGCCCAGCAATACCAGTGGCTCCTGTCGCTCCTTCATTACCTGGTGTACCTGTCAACCCTGCGGGTCCTGTAGCACCAGTTGATCCAATTGGCCCAACTAACCCTACCCCAGTGGCTCCTGTAGCCCCTTCATTACCTGGTGTTCCGGATATACCAGTGGCGCCTATGCTGCCGGTGGCACCAGTTAAACCAATTGACCCAGCAGGACCAGTGGCTCCTGTGGCTCCATCTAAACCAGCTATCCCGGATATACCAGTGGCGCCTATGTTGCCGGTGGCACCAGTTAAACCAATTGACCCAGCAGGTCCGGTGGCACCAGTTGCCCCTTCATTACCCGGTGTACCTGTTAAACCCGCGGGTCCTATCGCTCCTGTTGCTCCAATACCACCTGCTGCACCAGCAGGACCAGTGGCACCAGTTGCCCCTTCATTACCTGGTGTACCTGTTAAACCCGCGGGTCCTGTCGCTCCTGTCGCTCCAATACCTCCCGCTGCACCAGCAGGACCAGTGGCACCTGTGGCCCCTTCATTACCTGGTGTTCCGGATATACCAGTGGCGCCTATGTTGCCGGTGGCACCAGTTAAACCAATTGACCCAGCAGGACCAGTGGCACCAGTTGCCCCTTCATTACCTGGTGTACCGGATATACCAGTTAAACCCTGAATACCAGTAGCACCAGTTAAACCAATTGACCCAGCAGGACCAGTGGCTCCTGTAGCCCCTTCATTACCCGGTGTACCTGTTAAACCCGCGGGTCCTGTCGCTCCTGTTGCTCCAATACCTCCCGCTGCACCAGCCGGACCGGTAGCACCTGTGGCCCCTTCATTACCTGGTGTACCGGATATACCAGTTAAACCCCGAATACCAGTAGCACCAGTTAAACCAATTGACCCAGCAGGACCGGTGGCTCCGGTGGCTCCATCTATGCCCGGCGTACCTGTTAAACCCGCGGGTCCTGTCGCTCCTGTTGCTCCAATACCACCTGCTGCACCAGCAGGACCAGTGGCACCAGTTGCCCCTTCATTACCTGGTGTACCTGTTAAACCCGCGGGTCCTGTTGATCCTGTTGCTCCAATACCACCTGCTGCACCAGCAGGACCAGTGGCACCTGTGGCCCCTTCATTACCCGGTGTACCAGATATACCAGTTAAACCCTGAATACCAGTAGCACCAGTTAAACCAATTGACCCAGCAGGACCGGTGGCTCCGGTGGCTCCATCTATGCCCGGTGTACCGGATATACCAGTAGCGCCTATGTCACCTGTGGCACCAGTTAAACCAATCGACCCAGCAGGTCCAGTGGCTCCGGTGGCTCCATCTATGCCATCTAACCCCACTAAACCAGCTGGTCCTGTTGCTCCTGTTGCTCCTACATCTCCGGGCACGCCTATACCAGTTGCACCAGTGGCTCCGTCTATTCCCGGTATTCCCGGTATGCCTCCATCTCCAGTAGCTCCAACTGAGCCTGGTGGACCGATTGGCCCTGCAACGCCTGTAGATCCAGTGGCGCCGTCTGTGCCCGGAATACCCGCAAGTCCTGCCGATCCTGTAGCTCCTGTAGCTCCTATAGCCCCGGGTAATCCAATTGGTCCTGCTGCTCCTGTGGCGCCCACAGATCCTGACATACCCGTGGGTCCGGTGGCACCAGTGGAACCAATTGAGCCGGCAGGACCTGACGTTCCTGTGGCTCCAGATGCACCTTGCGCTCCAGTGGCGCCTGTGAGACCGGGAGAACCCGGTGTTCCGTTAATACTATATGGACTTCCATTGCTATAGAAAAGATTATCGGTAAATACCTTATCTACGTATACGTTTCCTGTAATACCAACACCACCGGCTACTGTTAAAGCGCCCGACAATAGGCTAGTACTAGGTTTATTTGATGATAATACTATCTGACCTAATTCAAAAGTTCCAGGAGTTCCTGTTATCTGACCCGATGATATCGTTACATTGGCCAGATAAATTAATTTTTGACTACTATTATCCCATCCTAAAAAATCACGTTTTTGTGATCCTGTTTTGTAGTAATTTAATATAAATCCTAGATCATTTCCATCATCAACTGTTAAATTTCCGCCGCCCGATCCAGTGTGTAAGTAAAATAAACTATCAGTAACAGCAGTATTTGTAGTGCTAACTATTGTAGTGTTGCCAGGTAAAACTAAATTTCCTGTAACTGTAAGGTTGATAGCTGTTAAAGTTTGCTGGACACCAATGCTAGTTATTTCAGGTTGACTGCTGGTTCTTAGTTGACCGTAAAAGGATTGAGCATGAATATTGCCGGATACCCCGACTCCACCTTGCACTGTTAAAGCACCAGTACTGGTACTAGTACTAATAGTATTTGATCGTAGGGTTAGTGGAGTACCTAAAACAGTATGTGTTACATTACTGTTGACTCCTAGATTATTTAGAGCTACGCTTTGTCGTAAATAACGAATCATCGCTCTTAGCTCATAATTTCATAGGATACAAGAAATTGAAGAGCTCCAGCGGAGTCAGAAACTAACCTAAGACTATCGCCTTCTTCTAAATACATACTAGTATCTTTACCCATTATTATTGTACTACTACCAACAGCAATTGGTATTTGAAAGGCTAATTTGTAACTGACTCCAGCCCTATATAAATCTGCTGTGCATAACGCATCTTGAACACCTAAATTTGTAACAAATAAACTGTTTATTCTATAAGAACTTCCGCTACTACTTGGATTTGTTACAATTGCAGTTGGTGAAGTTAAAACCCATTCTGCATGTGTTTTTCCAGTTACCGATGTAGTAATTACTAAATTGGGCGCGGCCATATTTCATCCATTTAATTCAATATAATATTTATCGATACTATATAGCTATCAAAACCATAAAAGATAAGTAAATCTAAGTTTTAAAAGGTAAATAGGTATTCGTTCTTGTTTCAGACCCAGATAAAGGTCCAACTGTAGCAGTTCCGGTTGCGGTAAATGTTAGTGTATTGGTTCCTACGCTGAAGTCGAAACTGGCAAACCAACTGTTCCTACTAGAAGAAACTGTTTTTGTCTGTGTTCGTCCAGCTACTGAAACTGTACAGGTAGCGGTAGCAGTACCAGACCAGCTGGTATTAACTAAAAATGCGTTTACATTCACAGTTAATGTTCCGCCGTTGAATTTAGGATTAGACAACCCATAAAGTGTCGATACTGTCAATTTTCCAGATGTAGGATAGGAGGCTGCTGCTGTGGTGGTAGTTGTTATTATTCTTTGAGTGGTAGTGGTGGTTGTTCTCGGGGGTCCAGCATTTATTGTAGTCGGGGCGATAACAGGAATGTTTAATGTGCAAGTTGTTGAACCCCCCGGACCGGTCGCTGTAAATTTAACTGTTTTTGTACCAGTTTGACTGCTATTAAAAGGTCCAAAATTAAAAGCACCATTTAAAGCAATGGATCCAGCGTCTTTCCCGTCAACCATGGCTGTTACTTTGGTGGCATGGGTCGATGTCCAGTAAATATTTGAGTTACTTACTGTGTCTGCGGTGAGAGAAGATGGTACTGCTTGACAGGTCATAACTGGTATTCCTACTGTAGTAGAAGTGGTAGGAACACCGCAATTAGGAATACTTAATACATTACTTACTTGATTTAACTTTAACAATCCATCTGTAGTACGCGACTGCACAGCACCAAATGGGATTGTAAGATTATATGTAGGATTTACATAGTAATAATAGGCTTCGAAGTCAAATACCTGATGATTACTAACCATAACAGGCGGTTTATTTTCTCTTTCTAAACCAAAATTAAAAAATGTCCAACTGTAACTCTGTTGACTTGTTTCGGTAGGCTTTTTGTACAAATCCAATGGACGACTAAAGGTAGCTCTAAATTTTACACGAGCCTGGCCCGACCCAGGACTACCAATTATTGGCACACATTGATAGTTACTGTCGGGTGCAATAGATAAAACAACAGTAAGATCGCCTTCTGATGCTATGGTTGTGGTTGTTCCTGTAAATCCCCCTCCACCGGATATTGTAGTAGTGGTTGTTGAAGGTGCTGTGCCTAAACTAATTATTATCGCACAAAAACTTTGAACATATGGCATGGTAATTATGCCATTGGCCATTGATCCAGTGAAATTACCTTGTATTCCAAACTTCCTGAACTCTATTAATTTTGTTTCTCCTACCTGTAGTAAACCTGCGTGTACCGCGGCTTTTCCAAAATCACTATCTTCGGTATAAGGATTACTACCCCAAACTGTTCCGCCCACTGATCTACCAGTTACTAATTTTGTTTCTGTTTGGCCAAATATACATGTAAAAATAGTGGTACTGGTTGTAGTAACGGGTTGATTGGCTAAAGGAATGGTGTCTATACAAGTAATTTGCAGTTTGGCGCCCAAACCCTTTCTTCCTGTTGCATCAAAACTACCATTTACAAAAACTATTCGATAGGTTCCCGAGTCTGCCACATTTACACGATAATTAAACCTTGTCCATCCAGTTGTACCTGACCCTTGTCTGTTCAGGATAACTATTTGCTTGTTAGGAACATAGATATCTTGCAAATAAACTATAATATCATAGTGGTCAAGTGTAGCAGTTGCATTATACAAAAATGTAATTATATCTCCACCACCAAAATTCACTGCCCGATCGCTTACAATATAAGGCCCACGTAATACTCCATAAGGTAGCGAACTGGTACCTGCTAAATCCACAGTCAACCAATTTTGCGATCTGCTAGCATCGCCGGCTTCAAAATACACATCCATACTAAATGGAGTTACCGGATTCGGATCCGAAGTCAGATCAGCAGTATCACCCGGACTAAGTCCACCAGAATACCTATCCGGATGGGGCGGGGTGGGAGCACCAAGAATAGTAGACTGTCCGTCCATTTTTACTAATTCACTGACAATTATCCAACCTTCGACGCTCTTAGTGGTGGGATTTATGGTTGTTATACTATAGTTAGGAAAACATTGATTCGCAAAATTATCATCTACTACCGGTATAGGCGTCGCAGTGGTCGTAGTGGTGGTGGTTGTAGTGGTAGTTGTAGTAGGACAAGGATTTATAGTTAATAGTTGACTACGTGCTCGTTCGGTGGTATTAATTGCATCATCAGTTAATATAACCTGTAATCTAGCCGGTAATTCAGGATCAAAAAACCTTTGTATAGGAATACTTAATGATCCCGATGTACTATTAACGGGTAAATTATTATCAAAACCCTTATCGTATTCGTCAACACCTTTTCCTGTATACCTAATGTTGCTAGCAAAATCAACCGCGAACCAACTAACCGTACTAGGAACAGCAGTAGTAGGAGCTGTCCAAACCAAATTTAAGGGCTCATCACAATTAACTTCAGGATTTCTCGCAACTAAACTCCAAAATCCCGGACTGGTATCACAGATTTCGACATTAGCCTTTAGGTTTTCGCTATTGGCCAATCTTAAAGTTAATCGCTCAATGCCATTGACTGGAGGATCCGATTCTGGTATATTATCTCGATTAGCAGTAAATTGTATGCAGGCCTTTTGATTGTACATAACAAAAGTACCATAGTTAAAATCAACTGCCGGACTTAAATCATCACTAGTGAGAGAAACTGTATTTCGACTGATAATATAATCGTATTTTGTTCCATCTATTATTGGGTGTTCTGCGGCATTAGCAAAAGATTGACTGAGACAAAATTCTACAACATTACCTTCTATTACACAACTAACATTTGCGGTTAGTGCTAGTGTCACTGGTTTTATATCAACTTTACAAAATGTTTTAGGACTATTATTAAGATTTATAGTAAAAAATTCAAACTTAAACTCTTTATCATAGGCAATCTGTAGAATCAGATCTGATTTACAAACATTACTACGACTTGTTTCTGTATCTAAAACCATATAGAAACGCCCGTTTAATGCATTGAAATCAATTTCTGTTTCTACATTGTAACTTATAGTAGAATTAAAATCCGACGACGAAATATTACCTAAAAATCTAAAAGGAATATACGAATTAGGAGGGACATTTACAGTAGTAAGGCTTGCTTGCCATCTGGCCCCTGCATAAGTAACACAGGGCTCACAGACTAATTCATAAGTAGTCATTGGCGCAGGAGCATGTACATCAATTGTAATTGTTTTAGGCGGTGCTATTTGTCCATGTTGAGTTACCATGGTATAAGTAAACACGTCTGTACCTTGAAAATTCCTGTAAGGAACATAAAGTAACCCGCGACGATCTTTAGTTGGTCTAACGTAACCCCACAAAGGCTGAGTTACAGCAACAGGTTCCGAATATAAACTATCTAACACATTACGTTTTATCACTGAATTATAACTAACAGTACCTGCCGGCAACTTACACAAAGTTGTTGTAGTGGTTGTTGTACTAGTTGTTGTACTGATTGTAATAGGTGGTACGTAACCTATAGGTACTACTGTAATAATAGGAGAACTAATAACTATGTTTGCCTGTTTTAATCTATCGGCAGGACTTTCATAAATGTTAACAAAATAATATTCTAAATCTTCTGGTACATCTAGGAAGGTTCGTACAATAAAGTTTTTTGTTGCATAGCCGTTAATAACCGTTGAATCATCTAATACTAAATTTCCTTCAAAAAACAAAAAATCATCGTTTACAGTGCCTAATGCCGTATCAGTCACATTAGCTACATTATTAAGTGGCATAATCTTCCAATAATAAGTCTTCGAACCGCCCGATGGTAATGTTATACTAAGTCGTTTTAGTCTGAATGTAAATGTTAATTCGTCGTTTTCATTTGTTATTACATTAGCTACTGTTAAAAAAGCGTTAGAATTATAAAGTCTATATGGTGGTATAGGCGGAGTTGCAGTTGGTAGGATTATCTGTACGTTAGACGTTTGTTTAGGTGCTTGTCTATTAGGAGTAAAATGTAGTGAATACCAATCATAGGGTTGTATGTTATTAAACCTGATTACTAATCCTTTTTTATTATAATCTCCGGTTGATTCAGGAAGAGGATCAGTGACAGTATCTTGAATAATATTAAATGTATTATCGATAAGTCTGGTAAAATGTAAAGTGCCGCCAGCTTCGCTCATTGAATTGGTTGCATCAACTAGCGTATGTTTTAATCTATAAACATCATACAAATTAAATATTTCATCAACTGTTCTTGCTGTGCCCCAGGCCCTTGCTATACTAATTTTTCCTTTAAATTTTTGATGATAACTTGTACCACCTACTGTGTACGGACTCGTTCCCAAATCCCAAGGCCCTGCAGTTGATGTAGACGCTACTTCTAAGCCATTAATAAATAATCGATGCGTATTAATAACTGTTACAGCAGCCACGTGATACCAGTTATTGGTCTGAAATTCAAAATCTTTGGTTAAGTTTATTGCTGTAGCAGCATTATTTTTGTACCTTTGAAATAATAATTGATCTGCACCTGCACGTAACCACAAACCCCAATTTCTTTTAGTAGCAGTAGATGGACTATCCGTATCTGTGCCTTTACCAAATAAACGTACCCAATCAGTGGGACGTTCCGTCATGTAGAACCATACCTCGGCTGTCATGTCCATTGGGAAATCACAGGCATGAGTATTAATACCCATATAGTAAAAACTACCTGTAAATGAGATACCAGTGCTTGTAGTTACAATATTACTGTTTGAAATTAAATTAAAATTTCTAGCTATGGGCGAGTCATAACTAAGTGCCTCTGTAGGAGGTTTAGCTATATTGCCATATCCTAAAAATAAATAGGAATAATTTTTGTTATTCCACACACTAGGAAAAGTGCTGCCAAATTTTGATATCAAATTTGATCTTAGGTTATCAGTAATAGTGGTCCTATCTAATCCCAACAGTATGACAATATTTCCATCTGAAACAGAATTTAATCTGCTAACTATACCGTTGTTAATATTTGCTTCTGTATCATATGTACTAACAAATTTACATTCGTAAGTATTTTGATCAACTATTGCTAATGTTATACCTTTAGTATAAAAATGTCTTATAGGCTGACCGTTTATCCAAATACCAACATCTTTATAATCTGATATTGCGCTAAGAATTACACCGCATACATTATTTGTAGTCGAAAGACTTGTGATTTTATTAGATTCGGTACCATTATAATTATTCAACAAACCAACAGTTTGTATTTGAACTATATCTGTTACACCTTCTACTAGAACGCCTGCATGTACTGCTGCTCGTTCTAGATCACTGTTTTCGGTATAGGGGTTTTTTCCGTAAACTACGTTTCCGTGTACTCTTCCTGTTAATGTTTTTCTTAGTATTGTTCCAGGAATACAAGTTGAACTTGTAGACGGTCTACTAAGTTGTATACCGCACCATGATTGTGAAAATGCAGAACTAAGTACATTGTTTTGCAGACTTCCAGCAAAGCTAGATTGATAGCCTAGTATACTAAAAGTTATTTCAGCAGTTTCGTTAAAATTCATTAAACCTGCATGTACTGCTGCTCGTCCCCAATCGCTGTCATCGGTGTAGGGATTAGTACCCCAGACTGGTCCACCTAATTCATTTGCAGTTATGATTTGTTTGTAGATATAACCACTTACGCACATGGAAGCCATGGTCAATCGATTGTCGCTCTTTATATCAATGGTTCCTAATACCACAGCATTATGTTTACCTGGTCCTAAATCATTCCAATAACCTTTTGATTGGACCGTTGGGCCGGTGCCAGGATAACTTTGCTTGTCTGTATTATCTAAAAATACAGCCGGAGCAGGTAAAGATTGTAATAATTCGTGTTCTTTTTCTGAGTATTGTAATTGATTACTTTTAAAATTATATTCGCTCCATGGCAACCCTACATGAGATATATGTTTATTTTTTGGATAGATATTATGATAGTATCCTCCGATGTTAATTATTCTGTAGCCTTTATAGGGACGATGCTCATTTTCGTAGACCTCCAAAAACGGCATTATTTTAACATCAAATCTTAAATCTATAAAATTTAGGTAAGGAGCTACTACTCTAAGAGCATTTTCGTAACGCCCGGTATCTTCCAGAGTCGTAATTTTCCAAGGCATGTAAAAGTACAAATCATGTATTTTAGGAACTATTACATGATGATTTGGTACTATTAACAAGTCTATCCCCCTTTACTATTCCATAAAATTGGCCATGTCTTACGACGTGCTACTACATACTTAGTAGAGGCCTTATTATACATTTGAGGTATTTCATAAGGAGGAAATTCAAGCATGATACTAATAGGTAGAATATTTCTAGTGACTTCTTCAAATTTAGGGTAAGCAAATTGTATGGTTGTAGTAGAATCTGAACAGTAATAATGATAGCAACGTTGCATAGCTTGAGTAGCATTGCTAGGGAATCGACCATCTTGAGGAATATTTCCCCTATTTTCAAATACTTTTCCTTGTCCACGAGTATATACACCCGACTCTGGATGTCTAACTGATCCAGGATAACCAGCAGGAAAAATATATCCTACAAGCAAATACCAAACATTATGATCATAAGTAGATGCACTTGCATAATCCCAATAAGGATTCCCTTCCGACAGGCCATCGGTTAATCTTATAACACTACCCGACGGATAATAAGGATTAGGATAAGTTGCAGCACTACCATTTGTAAACAATCCGTGATACACTACACCACCACTAGTAGTACTAGTTCTTCTTACCCATACTGTACTTCTATAAGTTTTATTGTTATCAATTGCAAAATAATTATGATTCCAACCACCGTCGGCATTTCCATCACCGCTGGCTCTAGTTTCCCATATAACTTTGGTATTGCCCCATGGATCCGTATCAAGTACTAGAGCATTTTCTCCGGTTGCAGTTTGATTAAAATTATATTCAGGAATAGGCCCCGATCCTACCTGCCATTGGTCTATTTTCAATGGACTCATCCTGTAGGCAAAATCAATCACTTCTTTATATTGTTGAAAATTTGTAGCCTCATTGAATGTAGGAGCCAGTGGAACAGTTGAACTTTCTGTTACATATTTGCTGTACTTCTCATACGACGTTGCTACGTCAACAGAAAAATCTTTGACTTCCACTTGACTCTTTGTACTAAAAAATTCCGGCAATTCGACCGGTCTACCCTGAATAGCCGGTAATCCTACATTACCAGACAATACATTACAGTTATTAAATCCATATAAAGCATTTCCTGAAGGCTGTCCTGCCGGAACAACCATTATTGTAATATTGGCATTACTAAGGCATCCAGTTCCAAATAATGTCAGTGTCACATTTGAATTAGTTGCAGTGTTGTCATTGATCAGAGCTAAATCAAAATAAGTTCTATTAGATTGAATAGTTAAATTACCCGTAGGATCTGTATTAGGACTTAATAATTGTAGGTTAGCTGTACTAGTTATTAAATATGGGACTACGGTTCCATCATTTATATCTTTAGTTTGCGCCATAAATCTAACAGTGCTGGGCTTAGAAGCTATGCTTAAATTACTATATAGACCGGGAACGTACTCCTCATAAAAATAAGCATCTGGTTTAGCAGGAACCGCGTATATATGAGTATTAAAGAAAATCCTATAATTCCAATAATTTGTGCCAGGAATTAAAAATGGTGTTGCACTTGTATATTTTGCAGCTTCTGTGGCTGCTTCTGTGTAACTTGCAAAACTACCTTTACTATATTCATATTTTTGTTCATATAGTACGAATTCTTGATAAATCTTAGGTTTACGATATTTTATAACAACTAGACCATCTTGTCCGTTGTTTGGTAAATCATTTCTATTAACAACTCCAGTCAATGGTGTTGTAAACAAGTAAGGAAAACCACCACTACCACCTGTGTAAACACTACTAACCATTGAAATATTATTTGGTCCTAGATAGCTATTACCTTCAAACGGTAATTCTGGGTCGAAACCCGATACTTTATAGCTACCAGGTAACCCTCGAATGCGTTTATCACCTTCTCGACCAATTACATTGGCCAATGGCATGACTAAAGACGTATTAATATAATTTGATCCTCCACTGGCTCTATCCATTTTAGTCAGATTAAGTTGTCCACGTCCACCCACTTTACCACCACCTCCACCTCCGCCGCCGCCACCATTTAATATTGCTTTTTCTATTGTAAATGCTACACTGCCCGGTCCTCCTACATTAGTAGCAACTATATCAATAGTATGAGTACCTGCACTGACAACAATACCTGCACTATCAATTAAGGCATAATTTACTAATTCTAAAACTCGAGTACCGTCTAAGTAAACATTTCCTTTGTCGTCTACACTACCAGCAAATACGTAGGTATCTGTCGTTGGAAAATTTACCGAATAAGAGCGAGAAAATATGGTTTCACTAGATTCCAATTCCCAGACCCCATACTCTATTAAATAGTCGCCATATTGTGGTTGATAAGACCTATAATTTGGAGATCCAGACAAGCCTGGGTCAATCAAATTGAATAGTTTTTGACTACCAACCCCAGACGAGATAGCAAAAACATAATCCGAACCCGGGGTGCCATCCATTGCTCCCGACGGATTAGTGCCAGCTATTTGATCACCTCCGCCGGTGGCCGGTACATTGTCTGCTGTACCTTCCAGTCCGCCACCACCCCCGGCTCCGCCGCCTGCAACTAACAAGAAAGTACCATTGGTTAGACTCACACCGCTGTATCCACCACCTCCACCTCCACCTCCACTGGTTCCTTCTTTACCGGCACGACCACCACCACCTCCACCATTTCTGCCACCTAATCCTTGACCCCCGGAGCCGCTAAATGGATATCCACCGCCACCGCCACCGCCGACCCAAATATTCAATGGTATGCTGGCCCGGGCCGTGTATTTCCCGCTTACTACTCCGCCACCTCCTCCACCAACTGATATTGTAGATTCTCCACCACCTCCACCACCTCCACCACCTACAGCTATAATTTCAATTTCTGTATCCTGAGGGAACGTAATTGTTGTGTTATTTGTAAAATAATGAATAACTTCGTCGTTGAACACAGTAATATTACCCTGTTTTATTAATGTAGGGTAATGTTGATATTTGTATCTGGTTGCAGGAGCTACAGTGGCACTAACTGTAAGTCTTTTTACCCTGCCGGGTGTAGATAGATTTCCAAATCTTTGTTCTGTTGCAGGTATAGCAATGTTTCCTGTACAACCTAATAATATATTTTTGACGATTGAAAGTGAACCAGAAGCATGAGCATTTGGGTTAATTGAATAAGCCCCGTCGGAGCCTTCAGGAAGCCCAAAACTGGCAAATTCTACACTAGAAAAAACATAACCCGGGGGCGTCTCTAGATAAAGCACATTACCTTCAATTACGCTTTTTGTAAGACTAATATCTTTTTCGTATCTACTCCAAACTTTATTTACAGCAAAGAATCTTATTGTCGGGTCGTATGATCCATTGGATTTTATGTCCGAATAACTTTGATGATTTTCTTGTAATAATTCCCAACTCTGAGATCTTATGATATCTTTAACTTGATAAAAATTAGGTATCATCCGATTATAGATTATATAGTTTATTTTATTTTGTATAGAATCGATTTTACTTTTAACAGAATCAATTGGCGACATAAGTTTTTCACCGGCCATTCTAACAGGAACACTATCCAATTGGGAGACAGCTAAACCTTCATAATTGATATAAATTTTGGGCTGATTTTCTTTAATAAGAGAAAACGGTAATGTCATTTCCAGTGAATCTAAATTAGGAACCGAATAGAAATTCATATCAACATCAAAACTACTACTGGTTGTTTCAAGATAAGGAATATAATCTTTTTCGTATCCAATGTTTTTAAAATCGTTAATTGGTTCTGAATTTCTTATTAAGAAGTGCGGATCTATCCTATAAAATGGCATTATTCTTGTTAACGATTCGTGTCTATGGTATAATTCATTTTCGTTCTCCATAATTATGCTAAATGGTAAATTTTCTTTTAACAATGGATGCCATAAAAATTCAACATTTGTTTCTAGATTCACAGTAGTATCATACAATGGCAAAGTGACCTCAGGAGTATTTTCTTGAAGAACAAATTCCGTAGAAAAGGTGTTAGTGCTTGTATCGATTGGCACATAGTTTTCAAGATTCATGTTCAATTCATTTACGTAATATGTGACAAAATTAAGGGTTAACACATTGTCGTGGGGTAAGTGCCTGACAAAATTTAGACTATTTTTTATACTGTCAGTTAAAATAGTTTTTATAAATTCTGTATCTGCAATATAACTATCATTTTTTGTATATTTTTCAAAATTTAAATATAAAACAATACTGTCATGTCTATTAGTATAACTAGAGTCATTGGTTAAATTAATTGCAGTAGGAAAAGCATAACTTTTATTTTTATTAGTTATAACCAATTCGGATCGCAATTCTAAATAGTCCGATTCAATTTTACCGATGTCTAAAATTGTATATTGAACTGAACTGTCGGGTTCTCCAATTGTTTTTTCTAATCCGATGTATGATTCTGAGTATTCCCCTTCTATCTTACCTATCAATGATGTATAGGTAACAACAGAATCGGGATCATTGATACTCTTAAGTATCTTAGTATTTGATTCTGAGTATTCCCCTTCTATCTTACCTATCAATGATGTATAGGCAACAACAGAATCGGGATCATTGATACTCTTAAGTATCTTAGTATTTGATTCTGAGTATTCACCCTCTATATTACCTATCAATGATGTATAGGCAACAACAGAATCGGGATCATTGATACTCTTAAGTATCTTAGTATTTGATTCTGAGTATTCACCCTCTATATTACCTATCAATGATGTATAACTAATAACACTATCATTAAAAATAGTTCGAACTAATTGATTATATGGTTCTACGTAGTCACCCTCTATATTACCTATCAATGATGTATAACTAATAACAGAATCGGGATCAATGATACTCATAAGTAAACCAGTACTTGATTCTGAGTATTCACCTTCAATGGTTCCAATTAATGATGTATAACTAATAACACTATCATTAAAAATAGTTCGAACTAATTGATTATATGGTTCTACGTAGTCACCCTCTATATTACCTATCAATGATGTATAACTAATAACACTATCATTAAAAATAGTTCGAACTAATTGATTATATGGTTCTACGTAGTCACCCTCTATATTACCTATCAATGATGTATAACTAATGACGCTATCATTTTCGATACTTTTTAATAATCTAGTTTGTGATTCTACATATTCTTCGTTTATAATACCATTTAATGATGTATAACTAATGACTCTATCATTTTCGATACTTTTTAATAATCTAGTTTGTGGTTCTACATATTCTTCGTTTATAATACCATTTAATGATGTATAACTAATGACTCTATCATTTTCGATACTTTTTAATAATCTAGTTTGTGGTTCTAAATATTGTCCATCGATAGGATTAATACTTATAAACGAATATTGAATATTATTGTCTGAGAGATCGATGTAGTTTAATAATTCTGTGTAGGGTACTAAATAATCTTCTTCTATAGTGTTACTAAATACTGTAGGACTAATAACAAAAACTTTATCAATAGTTTGATCTGATTGGGTTGGAAATCCTAGAGATTGTCCTTCGATGGGTTTAATACTTATAAACGAATATTGAATATTATTGTCTGAGAGATCGATGTAGTTTAATAATTCTGTGTACTGTTTTAGATAATCTGCATCAAAGGGACTAACACTAATTAACGAGTATTGAATAAAATCGGAGCTATCAATATAGTTAAATAATTCAGAGTAGGGCTGTAGGTATTCCATACCAAAGGGCCCAATATTAAATAATGAGTATCTAATGACAGAATCGGGTTCTTCGATAGTTTGGCCCGATTCAGTTGGTAATCCTAAATACTCGCTGTCAATGGGACCAATTTTGAATAATGAGTATCTAATGACAGAATCGGGTTCTTCGATAGTTTGGCCTGATTCGGTTGGTGATCCTAAATACTCGCTGTCAATGGGACCAATGTTGAATAATGAGTATCTAATGACAGAATCGGGATCGTCAATGGTTTGGTTTGATAATGTTGGTAATCCTAAATACTCGCTGTCAATGGGACCAATTTTGAATAATGAGTATCTAATGACAGAATCGGGTTCTTCGATAGTTTGGCCTGATTCAGTTGGTAATCCTAAATACTCGCTGTCAATGGGACCAATGTTGAATAATGAGTATCTAATGACAGAATCGGGATCGTCAATGGTTTGGCCTGATTCAGTTGGTGATACTAAATATTCTCCGTCAACAGGGCCAATGTTGAATAATGAGTATCTAATGACAGAATCGGGATTGTCAATGGTTTGGTTTGATAGTGTTGATGGTTGTACGTATTCCCCTTCAATTTGACCTCCTTTAAAAAATGTATATTTTAAAAGCGAATCCTCTAAAATTGTAAAAGAAAATTCTGTCGAGTATCTAGAAGAATCATCTAATGCAAAACTGAATATGGTAGAATTTTCGTAAATATCTTGTAAAATAGAGTTTTCCATTACGGTTTGTGAAAACTCTTTCTGCCCCGATAAATCAATTTCAGTTATAACACGACCTTGATAAAATTCTTTGGCTATTTCTATCGACTTATTCTCGGTACTTGTTAAAAATTGTTGATTTAGATTATTTTTAATAGATGTACTAATTACATCTTGTATACCAATGTTTGGTATTAATCTATTATTAATCGGCCATTGTCCGATTGGAATGTAAACGTTAGACTGATCTATATCTTTTTGCAGTTGATAAACTACAACATTACTTTCAAAATAACTCGTGACCACTCGTTGTAATGATAAATTTGATCCGGTTGATATATTAGTAACAGTAGGTTGACTGTATAATATATTACCATCTACTATAAATTCTACATTTGGTATATTGAGTAGAAGGTTACCGTTTATAATTCCCGAGTTACTGGTTAATGTAATATTTGAAGTAATGTAGGCTGGGATCCCTTCTACTACAATAACATTGCCATCGTCTACAATTTCTCGTCCCTTAAAATATCTAACAAAAGGTTGATCCAGTATTGGATATTCAAAATTGTTAAATACTGGATCGGAATTAGTTCTAAAACTTATTCTTAAAGATTCAGGGCCAACTATAACAACATCTCTATAATCATATTTTCTAAGACTAGTCCTTAAATTTTCAACGGTGATAATATCTCCACTGACAAACGAATGATTGCGCCCGGTAATAACTGTGGTGATCCCTGCTCTTGTTCTTTTAAAAATTAGATTATTTTTATAAGCAAAAGGACCAACATAATAGTCTGGAATAAAATAATCTCCGGTATAGAGAATAGTGCAAGTACCTGTTACAATAGTATACGTAGGTTGATTAATATACAATATATTATTTTGCACGTATGTATTGTAAATTGCTTCCGGTACACTAGGTAATGCAATCTGCAAATCTCCAATAGTAAATATTGGGCTAATTGCTCGCTGTGTTGTGTTAAATGGTATTATTAATTTAACAAAATCATTTTCTTTTACAAGTGATTGGTTTCCAAATCCGTTATAGAATATACCATTGTGCTCAATATATCCATAATCCATTGATAAAAATACGTTAGCTCCAATTGATACTTTACTATCTAATAATAATTCATAGTGTAATTCACTTAAATCCGAGCTGGATACTTTAAACATTCTTGGCATTCTCAGATCGTTAGGTTGAGCATTTTCAACAAAACTTCCTGTTCCTTGGTAGATAAACATACCCGACACACGAAAACTGGAAAACAGATAACTCATATTAGATGTATTACCGGGTATAATAATATTACTTGTTGTAGTTGAGTCTATGCCAATGTTAGAGGTAGCAATAACAGTGTTTGAATAGCTAATTTCTACATATTGAAATAAATTGCTATAAAATAAACCAACTTCATAACTTACTGTAGGTGCAGAATTATTAGACTTGAATAAAATTGGTTCTCCTAAATTAACACTTGTCGATGTATCAACTATAGCAAAAGAACCTTCGATTTGAACTCTACTGTTTACATTTAATGACGCACTTGTATTACCAATTGTAATATGATTATCAACAAAATCAATATATCCAGTAGAGTTTATAAATTGAACTTCATTTACCGGGTTACTTGAACTGGCAAATTCTACTTCAGTGGTTTTAAAAGAATAAGTTTCAGATATATCACTGATCACATTGTTATTGAATGTTAAATAATATTCCGTAAAACTAGAATTTTGGGTATCTGTGCCTGTGGACAATAAATTTCCATTTATACCTTGCGTGAAAGTTATTGTGGATGTTACATTGGGTATTAGATTAGCTTTTATTTCTAGGTTTATAGTTTGAGCAGCTACTTCTATTAGACTATTAGCAGTATATGTTATTGACGCAGAAAAATTATTTACAACAAAGTTTCCTGATAATGGTTGTGAGAAAAAATCTGCATTTCCTAAAAAATTTGTTACCGAATAGGTCACACTTACAGGGAATTCACAGTTGGCAAAATTTAAATTAGCCGATAATATAGAATTATTTGCAACTAAAGTAACATTTTTTTCAGCAGTTACTTGTCTAAATATTGATCCCTTATCAACTAATCGTGTATTAGCAGGCACTGAACCGGATGAATAAAGTGTACTATTAATAGTAACAACAGGGGCCACTGACGCATCGACGTATATTCGATCAGTATTATTTGACCTAATGGCATTGAACGGAATTGTTATTTCGTTGGTATTGATTGGTTCTACTAAAAAATGATAACTATTTACTAGAATACTTTCGCATCTTATCATTGTAAAAGGACTGACGAATTGACTAGCACAGTGCGTGTCTAATAGAATAGTTCTAATGCCAGGTTTGTTTAACATCAATGGTCCGGAACTTATTGTATTAGAATTAGATAATACATAACCTACATAATTATTAGAGTAAAATATTTCCGTATAATTTTCAACTAAATCTGTTGACCGTAGATAATAACGATTGTTTAAAGAGTCTACGGCAGCTATTCTAAATAAACCAGTATAAAAACTAGTCGACACGACTCTAGTACTCGTGATAATAGAATTTCCACTTATATAATCATTTACATTGAAATTATTATAAAGGCCGGTAGGTAACTTATAAGTGGTACTAACGTTAGCAGCCATTGGTATTGTATTACCCAATGGATAAAATTTCTGTGCTGTTCCAATCCATTTTATTCTTAATTCGGTAAAGTCTATATATTCATTTATTTTCCAATAAACCCCAGGAATTTCGTTAGTGGTTAATGTGCCCGTAGTTATATTCAAAGGATCAACATTGTTAATCGGCAAACCTTGATACAAAGGTTCTCTTATCGCATATATAGCATCTTGATTAAGTCCGTTGATAGTGTTTATAGAATTTGTACTAAAATTATTTCCAAAGGTCAAATAACCATTGGTGCTTACATTGATACTGTTGTATCTTTTTTTATAAACCGTAAAGTAACTTGGTAGGTTTATGGAAGTGGTGCCAAAACTAAGATTACCAACGCTTGGAATAAGATTAGAATTAAAAGGTGATTGTAATAAATTTAAATTTGTTATCGTTGATAAATTATCTATTTGTCTTTTAGAAGTTTCAGTCTCTATAGTATAATCAATGGCCTGATCTCCTATTACAACACAAGACCTCATTACTCCGGGAATTAGGGCTTTTATACTAACACCAACATAATCATTATGATTAATTGGTTCATTTTCTAATCCATTTACCCAAACCGTTGTATAAGGTCCCGGCACAGGAACTACGCCAGGCTCGCCTAATAGGTACACCTGTATTGGTTTAGTGCCTACATGAGTTATACTACCCCTTCTAGGTTCAAATTCAATTGGAGCTATTTTTTTAATGCCTGTTAAATCTGATGTTGTATATTTTTCTAAATAGTGATATCCTATTACACTATTGCCTACTGCGCTAACAACAGTTACTTTTTTAGTAAATTTTAACGACTGGTAAACATCATCGGCCACATATTTTAAAGAATAAATTGAATCATGACCGGTAACATACAGAACATTGAAAAAAGTTCTAGCATAGGCAGGAAGAAAATCAGGTGTACTCCATACTGTAAAGGAGCCCGATAAATCATTAAATACCAGCAATCTTTGATGGTTACTGTCGGGAACAATCAATCGGTTGTTATAATTAGATGGAGTACCCAATACACTAGATGTAAAAAGTTGCACAATGCCCGACGATGATACATGGATTAATTTTTGACTCTTAGTTGTAACTACTGCTCCGTTTAAAAAACAGCATATAGAATTTATTTCTTCGTCAGGAATATTAAATTGAGTTATTAATGTAAAATTATGATTTAATACACAAATAATATTACTACCAGCTATCCATATTGTAGTTTCATCTGTGTCCAATGCCATTACTACTGGTAATAATCTTTTTAAGAAAATATTACGTGCAGCATCTAAAAAAGTTCCACCGTTTGGTAAGTCTTGCTGAAATGGTAAATCATTGAGATTAAAAAAAGGGGTCACAGCCGGTATAAATTCTTGACTCTCATAAAATTGTCTGTCAAAAATAATTTTGTACAACTTGCCATTATTAACTAATACAATTAGATCTTGCCTGTATTGACCTATAGGACTAGTTCTTACTATTTGTTTGTAATCAATTGGGCCTGCTGGCAATTTAATTTTACATATAAATTCATATGTGGTACTGTAAAAGTTTATAAATGCGTTAGCAGGATCTAATATGATGTGTAATTTGGCAACATCAATGAAATCACTACCATAACCTACTAACTTTCTAGTAGGAAATTTTTCAGGACTTTGATAAAAACTAATTTCTGGATTCGAAGCAATATAATTAAACCATTTTAACTTAGAATCTTTAGTCTTAACTGTTGCAGTAAAATTGTTTCTATTAACTACTGCAAATACACTTGGTACTCCATCTATTGAGTATTCATAAAAATTATATCCTAAATATAAAGGAGGACTAATTATTTGGGCTCGTACAACGTCCCCTTGATTTATTTGTATAGGTCTTTGAGTTGTAAAATTACCATTTATCGATATAGAAACATTACTATCTATATCTAGTTCATGACTATTTAAAGACGAATATGTTGTAGTGACTAAAGTGGCTGGAATACATGACGATAGACTTGTAAACATCATGTATTCCTTGATTGATCATACAAAACAATAAATCATCCCTATTAAGGTGTTACAGTAATGTTAGCAGTTGACGCAAGAATATTACCAAATTCGTTAGGTAATCTTCTTACTACCATCTTGATGGTTTGAGGAACATTAAATGAAAGATTACTAGAAAAAGTCTTAACAAAAGTAGCAGTATTATTTTGGATAGTAAATCTGCCAGATTTTGTTAAGTCAGTAAAATCTAACCTACTTATATTAGCTGTAGTAACTCCGCTTGCATTTGTGATATGATAATCAAAAGTTTTCCCATTACTGACATTTGTTGTATTTAAAGTAAACGTAAGACTTGTTCCTCTAGTTGCAGACGTGGCGCTAGATGTTAAACTATATGTTTCAGGTGTTTTAAATATATGACTGTCTTCGTCTGTTTCACTGGCCTCCATAAGCACCATAACTCGCATACCACTACCAAATTTATTTGTTGCATAAGCTGCAATATATTTTCGTGGATACACCTCATTGTATACATTAACTTCAATTATAGTACCTGCCCCAATTACTTCAGCTCCAACAGTACCTACCATGTCTAATTCATCTGCATATCTAAATCTCGGTGAGCTTAGATTATTAATAAAATTTACTATAAATTCTCCACTTTCACTGATACTATTTTGTGGCCATGGATTTAAACAAGCAGGACTATCTTCCATGTCAACCATGGCATATTTTGATCTGCTGGGACTAACAACATCTAATTCCCTAGCAACAAATTTGTAAAATTGTTTTGATCTAGTAGTACCACCTACAACAAATACTGGACAACGACTAAGTTCGGCATTAGGATCTACATCATCGCGTAAAACTTCACCTCCGCGCACATGACCCGTTACTCGGTCTACTCCACGTTGCACCACAAACCATCTGAATGGACTCATACCATGTCCTTCAGGTTCATCGCTGGTATCGTTAGTAGCTGTATTAAAATTAATTTGTGGAATTTCTTCTTGACTGTCTTCCCAAACCCCCAAATACAAACCACGATTGGTAATACTTATCATGTAACTCATAGGATAAGCTCTTTGATTGTTTTCTCCAGTTTGTTCAGTGCCTTTTGTATTTGTAGGCATTCTATTTAACCAAAGATCGTCAAAAAAAGCTTCATCTATTAGATTAGGTTGACCATAAGCAGTTCCACCCCCACCTGGTATCGAAAATGATTTCCATGGCTGATTTAATGACCCAGGTGGCATAATATTTTTGGCGTAAGGATTTTGAGCAGTGATACCTCCTGTACTATTCGGAGGGAAATCACGATTATTTAACATGGCAATTTTACCAGAATCTGGAAATTGTATATTAGTCCCTACACTTACTGATATACCAGCCGATTTTGACCCAGAATTCACCGTATCGGGATGCATCCATTCTATAAAACATATACGCCATGTAGAGTTAGCACTAGAACCAGGTACCTGATAATTAAACAAGGGATCACAATCCACTGTGGCTTCGTATATCAAGACCTTAGAAGTATCCTCTATCATATCCGATTGGGTCAAATTACTGGCTTTATTAGTCCCAGATTCCCATGGTCTATTCCTAGTTCCGCCTATATTTGCGTATTTTCTTGTAAAATATTTTTTTCCGTTGCTTTTAGTGGTAGTAAGATCTTGATCTATCGCCCATAATAGTTCCCCTAAATGCAAAAAACCATATCGTTGGTTAAAATAAACTGCCATTTTATAAAATCTCCTGGTGCATGTATATTAAATTACTGGCTGGTCAACGTAAGGTGGCAGATCTTTTAAGATCGCTATTCTCATACCGGTGTTATATGGATTGTTAGATGGCATGGCCCTATATGTTCTTGGCCCAGACTCTTTGTATGCTGTTATAGAAATGTCATTGGTTGCCATACATACGTCTGCACTAGTTTGACTTACCAAATCTAATTCTTCACTATATCTGAATCTCGGTGTTGTTAAATTATTTAAAAAACTAATTAAAAATTTACTTTCTTCTGTGAGGGCAATCTGGTTAGAACTATTAATTATAGCCGCACTGTCTTGACTATGTCTATCTGCAGGAGTTCTATATGGAGTTGTTTCTACATCAATAGTATTAGTAGTATCATTATATACATAGGATTTACAAGTAGGGTCACCGACGGTTGGATGTAACGAATCAGACTCCCTTACAATAAATTTCCAATATTTGTAACCCACCGAATTTATACAAAAAACTGGAGATCTGCCTGTAACCAACGTTCTTCCTGTGACTCTATCAACAGGCCTTTGTATTAGACACCAATTAAAGAAAGCATCGTTGGCTGACTTAGTGCGTTGCATAACAGACCAATTGCTTTCCCAAATTCCAAAGAAAATACCACGACGAGTAATTGTCATTGTATAACTCATTGGATAAGCTTCAGGACTGCCAAGTGAAAAATTCGTTTTATCTTTGGTAGCACCTATCCTTATAGATCTGTTAATAAAACCTTGATCGACACTGTTTGGATTTGGTTCCTTAGAAGATATAGTTGTTTTTTGGCCTTTATCATTAATAATGACATTACCGATTTTAGTAGGTACATTGCCTAGTATACCGGCTATATCTACAATCTCTGTACCCGTTGCGTTCCACACATAGGAAATTTTTCCACCCACTGGAATTTGAATTTCTGTTCCGACATAAATTTCTGCGGTTTGACTATCTTTTACATTAAATCTTATACGATAGGGTTGTAAAGTGTCCCAGGTAAATTTTACTGGTTCATTAACTGTAATTGTTTGACTAGAGGTCAATGTTACATTTGCCCATCCAATATTTGCCTTGTTTACCTCTTTCACATAGACAGTACCAGTTACTGTCCCAGTTAGTAATTGACTGGTTAGTCGCATACCCGGATAAATTTCAGGCATGTAAGGATTTACAGTGGTCATATTCTTAACTATTAACGTAGTTCCAGAACTGGCGTGAACATTACAATTTATCGGAGCACCGTCACTGAGAATATCTCCGGCACCTTTACTTTCTACAATAACACTCCAACTGTTTGGTACTACAGTTGTATTGCTTGTAAAACTCGCACCTATTCCCCTTACATAAATTTTTTCGCCAAATTTAATACTTACTGCCTGACTTACTTTGATAGAGAAACAACTTTTGGGACTCGGATAATAAGAAGCACTATAAGGATTATAATTGCTAGTTACAGTAATATAGAATTCTGCTATGTCGGTAATTGTAGTCCCAGCAGGAATACTTGTATTTGCAGAAGGATTTGGACAGAATATTTCCTGGCCTTTTTTTATAGTATTAGTTCTTTGATCATCAAAAAACCAAATAGTGTCGTTTGTTGGCCATGTTGTTGTTGTTGGCCCTAATACAGCTCCGGTTTTCAAAGCGCCTGCGGCACCAAAATAGGAAGCAAATAATCTTAATTGATTCTCACTGAGATTTGTTAGATGGTTAGGATCACCACCTTGAGTATTCACAACTAAATAACCACTGTTAGTAAAATCACCTGTAGAATAACTAGCATCATAAGAACCAACAGGATCACTTGTGGATGGAGAGATACTTAATGAAGCCCCTGAACTATAACCCATTAAAGTAGGCTGAGTGTTACTTATCTGAGAATAAGTTGGTCCAGCGAATGTGGCGTATTCATCAATGGCACTATCTGTATTAGTAACTTTTGTTACTTTTATAGCAAATCTTCTTGATGTGACAGCGCCAAAATCTCTTAAAATAAGATAGTCTCCGACATTATAACCGGTTCCCTTTGCGGCGATTTTAAATTCTCTTTCAAGTGGTGGCCAATCGCAGGCCGATTCTGCACCAGTGGCCCTTTCCGTGAAAAATACCGATCCCGCGGTACTAGGAAGTGCATAGGCACCTGTAAAAAGCATGTCATTTACGAGCTGCTGGAAAAGCTCAGTAACAGTAGTAAACCCAGTTCTTTCTACCGAATAAAAAGCCCTGGTTGGATAACTAAGTTCATAAGTTGTGCGTAGAACTGGCATTTAAAATTCCCATATAAAAATAATTTTAACTATTTAGTTTTATTTATCAAATATATCTAGGAGGCTACACTCCTAAAATAATAAAAGCTAACAGTAACAGGATCATTGGCCCTGGTACAATCCAAACTAGTTACTGTAGCATAAACATTTCCGTTTACAGGGTCTTCCATATTAGCAAATACATTATATTGCTTAGACTGAAAACTACTGCCATCACTCATGACCACAGTACCATCATCGATTAAATGTCCAGTAGTCGATATAAAGGTATAAGGATTGGGTTCAACTCTAGAACGAGTACCAAAAACTTCTAATTTAACAGCAGGTCTGCTTAATTCTACTTTATATACAATACTAGCTACGCCTAAAGGTAAAACTATCTCAGCATTTCCATAACCAGGTAAATTAGGAATAGTTACCTGATATAACTGTCGACCGACATTTATATTAGCAGGAGCCGGTCCCCAGTAAGTACGTAAACTCGGAGAACCCTCGGCATAAAGTATACTAGTAACACCCGGTGGTGCTGTATTAGGCAACGAATACAAAGGAACTGTATTACCAATTGTAATAGTTCTAGTAGTAACATCAAATAATATTAAATTTCCATCAATAGAAAGATTTACACCTTGACGTTCAAGGTTGGGTAACAACATTGGTCCCGAAATACGTCCAATTGCCATATTAGTAATAACCTACCATACCCGGTTTAACAATTTTGATATTATCAATATAAACTTGAGTACCTACTGCTTTACCGCCGGTCCTGTCATAGCTACCAGCAATAAAAATAAACCTATAATCTCCAGCTTCAGAACTTGTTATTTTTCTAGTTACTTTTGTCCATCCTATGGTTTGCCCGATTGTATGAGTTAGTACTATGGTATTACAAGTATCCGATTGTAAATAAGCCATAACATCGAAGTTTTCCTCTACATAAAATGCAATAGGTTTCATTTCAATTTTAAAGTAAAATTCTACTATATCATTTGTAGTTAAAGAAAGATAATTATCACTAATTAATATAGGTCCTCTTGCAACTTTATTGGGTTCATTTACACTCCCGGCTAATGTCAAAAATAACACAGAACTACCACCTTGTCCAGGAACTAAGTCAAGATCGAAACCTGCAGAATAAGCAGCTCTCACAAATGTGTTATCATTGCCAGTATAATCGGGTATAGTAGTAGCCGGAGTAGAACAAGAAAGTATAGTTGCAGCTCCATTTATTCTAGTATTTGTTTTTAATATTCGCCAGCCCGGAATCAAAATTTCGTTAACAGTTTCTTGACGTCCTAGTGTATTTTCAAAGTCTCCATTGTAAACATAAGTAAGCCTGCTGTTGCTTAAAGGAATTGATGGTGTTGTAGTTGTGGTTGTTACCAGTGTAGTAGTGGTTGTAGTAGCCGGTCCTGCAGTTGTTGTAGTTACAACAATAGTAGGTACAGGCGGTAAAGGTTCAAAAGCATTACCGTTCATAGCTCCGTGTAAAATTACAATAGGATGTCCAGCCGGTGGAGGACTTGTAAAGATAATTTTATAATTATCAACAGTAAATGCAACACCAGGATTCTGAAATACATTATGTATAAAAACAAACAAAAAAACTTCATTTCCCGGTGGATACGGATAACTCATTGGTGTAAATTCCATAATGTATCCGTTGCCATAAAACACATCTTTGGCAGGTATATTAATTTCGTTACCAAGCATAGATCTCCAACGATCTATATAAAAACTTTCAGGTCTATTTCGGCTGGTATTGTATCTTACTAAACCATTTACTGGACTATTAGGGGCTGCCAAACCGGCCCCCATTGGAAATCTTACACTATAACTTCCAGATTTAATTTCTTTGTTTTTAACATATCGTCCCATTTAAACCTCAATGGTAGATATCGTAGCAACGACTCTTATATTTGCAGTCATAACAGGTATTGCTAAATTTGCTTGTAAACTATCCCCGGGACCTAAAATTAATTTTTCTGTGTCAATTACATAAGTGTCGTTGCTGGTTAAAGGAACACTGCTGTATATAATGTTAGTTCCGCCCGGTGATCCGCCTACCGGTACAGCATATATGTTAAATTGAACTGTGGTGGTTCCAGAATTGCAAATGTACATAACTGTAACGGCATTTGTAGTTACGCTTGAAAATAATGGTGCCACTATATTTGATAATGTTATGCTTTGTAATGCCATGTTATAAAACCAATGAGTAAATTACTGCTTGTCTTTTGGTAATTAATTCTTCCGATCTATTTTTATTATCGGTGATGTAAATACCTGATCCACCACTTTTTATTGATTTAGCATAAATCAATGACGAATCTATCAAATAAGGAACCACTGTTGCATCATTTATACGTTCAATGGCAATACCCGATGTTGCCCCCACGCCATCAAAACCCGGACTGAAAATAATATTATTTCCAAAAGGACTAAAAATTCTGTAACCTTGAGTGTTTAGATGACTACCCAATCTCGGAAGAAGATCTTCCTCGATTCTGCTTAACACAGGATCTTTACCATGGATGTTTGCGAAAGTTACACCGTCATTGGTAAGTTGCCACTTACCAATTGATTCGGTCCATTTTATCATTACTGTTGATTTTCCTGGACCTCGTTCTAATTTAATACCACCGTCTAAACTTGGATATCCGATTGGTGTATTGTTGCCTAATGTTAAAAATCGATCAATTGTAGTTGTATTAACAGTTTGATATGAATTATAGGTACCTAACACAATAAGGTTACCATTTACAAACATAGATCCTTGTCCGGCATTGGCAGTGAAATGTATATCCCCTGGTCCGCAAAGACCGGATAAGGTAGTTAAATGATAATCGCCTGAAATTCTATCATATGAAGACATACTATATTTATATAAAAAAATAGCACCCAAAGGTGCTATTTAACGATTTGTAATTGTTATTACAGATCTGTAATGCCTGTGCCTGTAACTGTACTGTTACCTGCTTCTTCAACTTGTGCTGTTCTATCTGTGGTGCTTGTACTAAAGTTCCAGGGTCCTACAAAAATAACTACTCCACTGGTATTAACAATGGTCATTTTTTTTGCAGTAATTTTCGAAACATAACCTACTGCTCCGCCAGTTGACCCATCATCACCACGAGCTTTAATTGTCATTTCGCCGGCTGCTAAAGAACCGTCGGCTTTATTGGTTAAACGACAAATTGCTGTAGTAGGGCTTGCACCATAACTAGAGCATCGAAATTTTTTACTACCTAATTGCTTGACAATAAAACCATCAACACTCGAAGTTCCATTGTGAAAACGAACACGAATGTTATTATCGTCATTGGTACTTGCACCAAAATGTCTTTTATTAATCGGACGACCCATTTTGTTTCTCCTTGTAAATGGCGTTCTAGGCCTACGGGGCGGGTTTCCCCATAATCAATGAACATAAATATTTATCTGACTGCATAAATAACTGACAACCCGAGAGGTGACAATATGCGTTCAATAATTGCTTTATCTATAGCTGCCTTGCTTGCAGCTGGTTGCGCTAACACAGATTATAAAATGTATTCAGAAACACAGCAGAAGATTGCTCAGGCCTATGCCGTGGCCGAAACTGCTAGGTATAATGCTCTAGCTGAAATAGCTAAAAACGGAGACAGTGGTGCTAAGGTTGCTGCTGTGTTAAGTATACAAATGGGCAGCGGAGGTGGTAACAATCAAAGACAACAATTGCAGGTTGCACCACCAACTAACTGGGGAGATACCGCACTAAAATGGACCAGTGTGCTTTTACCAAGTTTTACTCAATTATATGGCATCACCGCTAACAAAGAGATTGCCATAGCTCAAAGCAATAACCAAGCAGCCATTGCTCAAAGTACTAATCAAACTTTTGCCTCAATGAGTTCTAATATGGGTACAAGCAATACTAATATTGCCCAATCGGGATTCAATGCCGCTACTTCGGCGGCCAACTCTCTGGCAACTGTGGCCACAGCCGGTATTACCGGAGTCAATAATACTGCTGCTGCTGGATTAACTGCGGCTACAACCATAGGCACATCGGGATTTAATGCATTGGGCGCACAAAGTACCGCAGCATTTAATACCCTGCAGGCCACAAATATTGCCGGATTTAATGCATTAAAAGACACGGCAGGTGCAGGATTAACTGCTGCAACTACTTTAGGAACTGCTGGTATTACTGGTGTTAATAATGCAGCCGCAGCTGGTTTGACTGCTGCGACTACTTTAAATGCTAGCAATAATGCAACTATCCAAGCGTTAGGTGCTCAAGCAAATACCAATATTACCACATTAACCAATGCCAATAAAGATGTTGTTAAGACACTAGCAGATAAATTAACAGGGACAACAACAAATACAACCACTACCACAACTAATACAACCACAAGTTCAGTTAATACTGGCGGCGGTAATTAAAAAATAGTACTCAACAAAAAACCGCCTTAGGGCGGTTTTTTGTCCTTCCCATCCCTTTGAGAAGTTTGATTAGGTAAACGATAGATTGCTCATTGCGATTTCGCTTAGATAATCGCCTGCATTACCTAGAGAGCTAGCTGTGTTGGTTAACTCAACATAACCGTAACGTGTCATAAAACCAACCACTGGTTCAAATGTAGCTGGGTCTAACACAACACCACTGCTCATTAGAGGAACATATGGGCAATAGAAAGCAGCAGCATCAGCTTCGCTTGTGCCCTTATATCCAACTAGAACTGGTGTGGTATCGTCGGCATAGCTATCCACATAAACACGCATAGCGCCATTCAATGTACCAACAAACTTAGTGTTAGTTGGCGCTTCAAATGTGCCTTCTGTTGTGCGAGCAAATGCACTAGTTGTTGCGCTCTGTAGCACGGTTAAAGCTGCTGGACTTACAACCGCCCAGTTTGCGGCACCACGACGTGTACGCTGAGCAATTAAGTTAGCACTACGATTAATTAGTACTGCTAGAGCTGCGTGCTCGTCGCCAACGAATGTGGCTGTACCGCTAACAGCGGCTTGATTGTAAGTAGCTTCTGTTGCTGCTAGAGAACGTAGACTACCTAGGATCTCTTGATCGATTTCAACAGTGATTTCCTGGGCTAGAGCAGCCATAATTTCTGCTTCTACGTCAATGCCATGCATTGCTTGAGCATCTTGTGCAGCTTCGAATGTCCAACGTGCGCTTAGTTTACGAGTCTTAGCTTCCACTGTTTGCTTTAAGATCTGAACGTTGATCTTGCGACCTGCTAGACCTTCATAAGCAGCAGTAGCATCAGCCTTGCCGGTAGTCAAGCTACCAGAATAAGCTGTAGCAATTTTGAATGGACTTAGTGCTTCGTCACCAGCAGCAGTATCTGTATCAAATGGTGCACTTGCTGTAGAATTAGCTGCTTCAGCATAGCGAACACGCAATGTATGGATTTGCGCTACTGGGCCAGTCATTGGCTGAACACCAACGATTTCATTGGCGATAACTGTTGGCATAACACGACGGATCACTGGTAGAATCACACGGTTAAGAGTAGCGATACTACCTGCACTGGTTGAACCAGCTGTTGCAGTTTCCATCAAGTTTTTACGAGTGTTCTCTAGGATTACACTCATACTTGTGCGGCGTGAGCCTTGCAAGCCTTCTAACAGGGCTTCTTTAGTTTCGCCCCAACGGCTTTCTAATAGTTCTTGTGTCATTATCTTCTTTCCTTAAGGTTAAACTATTATTTCAACCCTGCCAAACGCTTGAGCTCAACTACGTTGTTCTCAATTGCAGTTTCTTGGGCTGCTGCTGGTTTAGCAGTTTTATCTCCTGTTACTTCGGTACGGCTCTCAGCTAGGACAGATTTTTCTTCTTTCTTAGCACTGCCTGTATTAAGTACAGCAGGTAGATACTTCTCAAATGCAGTCTTCAATTTTGGAGTCTGCACACTTTCAAGAAGTTCGCGCATGACCGCTTGCTTCTCTTTGACTAGAGTACCAAGTAGCTCGTCCATTACAGCACGACGATCTTGATGCTCTTTGATCACGCGGATCTCGCGTTCTTTTGATTCAACTAGACGTTCAGCATTGACCTTAGCTTCAGCAGCTTCAGCAATAACTTGATTTTGTTCATCTAATTGTTTTCTTAGTTTTTGTAGCTCTTTGCTTTCATTGAGATGAGTCAATGAAAACTCACTAGCAAAAGCTTCGAAAATACGACGTCCAAACATGTTCTCACGAGCCTGTTGAATGTCTTCTTTCAATTGAGTTAATTCAGCACCGAGTTTATGTGTTACTGATTCTTTAACTAGGCGAGCGCTTTGTTCAATAAAGCGGCGCTGGATTGATTCTAGTTTTGTTCTTGCTTCGGCAACAAGGCGAACCTTAGTTTCAACTACGGCCTTCTTGTCTTGACTGAATTCACGAATTTCTTCAGCTAGAGCGCGAACAATAAATTTTTCCAAACGCTGGTAATTTTCTTTTTGAACTTGACGATCACGATGCAACTCTTTAACTTCTTCGGCTAACTTGTTAACCATAAATTCATTAAAGCGACCTGCACTCTCAATCATGTGGTTTTTAATTTTCACACGATCTTCTACCATAGCCTGTTTCTCACCTACGAACTCTTCGATTTCTTTAGCGAGATTTTCAGTAACCATTTTGTCTAGTGCTTCAACCATTACCTGCTTATCATGCTCATAACGGGTAGCCATTTCCTCGCGGAGTTCGGCACGAATTTGCTCACGGGCTTCATTTAACTTGGCTTCCCAAGCTTCTGTGATTTCCTGGCGAGTATCTTCATTTATAATACCGCTATCTAGCAATGGTTTTAAAGCGTCAAACATTGCGGTTTCTCCTATATTTTCAAGTCTTTAATCAATGCCTTCACAGCATTGGCCAAATACTTTTGCACTTTTTGATTTTCTTTAGCTTCACCTGCCATTTCTAACACCCTATGCCCATGACGCATGTTTAATAAACCTTCGTATATGGCTTGAGGATAGGCATGCGGAGCACTAGGTTGTGCTACGATGTCTACGGTGACTATTTCAAACTCACTGACGTGCCCAGTGGATTCCGATACATTGCCGCTACCGCGGCTGGAAACACCTAACTTAACACCACTTTCTAACATGGTTTTAACTAGCTGTCCCATTGGTGTAGGTAGAATTTTAAGTTTACCATGGCCAGCAGGACCATCCATCCACATTTGTTCAATCATATGACTGACTCGATCTAAATTTATTTTTAAATCATCAGGATGGTCGACTTCACCTAATACACTATATCCACCTTTAATTTGTTCATTGATAGCATTAACTGCCTTGGCAATTTCGTTCACAGGGTAAACACGCTGATTAGCATTCTTTACCCCGCCCTCAATGAATATACCTTTCATGTAGAGATCCTTACCGGAGCCGTCGCGCTTGTCTTCATGCAAGATTTCCATCTTGGCATGATCAAACGTTAGGTTTTCTCTAAGGTATGTCATATTAAATTACTTGCTGCCTACTAGACTTTTCTTTTCTACGCTCATTGATCCGTCGGTTGTAGAACCTTCCTTGGGCTTTGCTGTGTTTTTCTTGTTATACCAATCTTGAGCACCTTTGTTACCGCCAGGCTGGTTAACATTACGCTTGCCTAATTCATGCTCGGTTTGACCTTTAGCATAAGCATTGCTTGGCTTTGGTGTAGGCTTTCCGTCAGCTGCTTGTTCTGCTCCGCCTTTAACAATATTAGCGTTTGTGCCGCCCATATCATTCTTCATGTTATCAGTGATACTTTTCTTGTTCACAGCAACACTACCACCTGTCCCAACTTCATGACCTTCGGCCTTGTTAGCAGGCATAGAGACCTTGTCTACATATTCACGTACCATGCCTTCTTTGGGTGCGCCACCAAAGTCGGGATCGCTTTCACCATCATGATGCTCTGGTTCGCCTTCTTCATCGGCCATTAGTGCGTCAAATTCTGCCTTAAGCTCATCAAGTGCTGCTTCGAGATCCATGACACGATCTTCTAGACCACCTTCGTCACCGGGCATTTCGTCACCCATGTCAGCATCCATGTCCATGTCGCCACCCATGTCAGCATCCATGTCCATGTCGCCACCCATGTCAGCATCCATGTCCATGTCGTCGTCGGCTTCAGCCATACCTTGTTCTTCGGCATCTACTTCGTCGATTAAACCAGCCACTGGGTCTACTAGACTTTCATCTACTTCTTCCTCGTCGATGAGATTCTCATAGATTTCGCGACTGGTTTCTACTACGATTTGATGAAACAATTCGCGTGCTTTGTCTTCTTGCTCATTGATAATATACTCAATCAGCTGTTCATATTTGTTCATTAGGAGCTCCTATTAAAAATCTTAAAATAAACTGCATTGTTATTATTTACATAATATCGTAATATTATGCTTTAGATGGTAGTTTTTTGAATGGTTTTGATTATAAACCGGGCGCAGCACCTGCTTCAGCTGCCGGTTTATATTGTTTTGATAGGCTTTCGACCTTTTTCTGCTCTTCATACTTTCTAAGGTCGTTCATCATGCGTAGGCGTTTGATCTGGGCCAAGGTAAGGCGACTCTTACGTAGTTCTCCCATTTTTTTAACGCTATGATCCTGCTTTTCGTCCCTATAAGGAGCAGGAATGTCTTCAAATATATCAGTTATAAACATATGATATTTATCCAGGTGGCATACCTACACCGGGTGCGGCCATGGCCGGTGCCGTTCCAGCACCAATTTCTTGAGCACCTGGAGCTGCACCTGGTGGCATGCCTGTTCCAATTTCTCCGGTTTGCTCAGGTGCGCCCGGTACCTGCCCAATGGCTTCCATATCACCGGCTATACCGCCTGGAGTGATACCCACACTACGTAAACCAACATTTATTTCCGAATTCTCAGGAGTTTCTCCTTGTTCCTGTAACCACATTTCTTGATTTTCGGTCATTTCTTCTTCGGTCAATCCCAAATAACGTTTCATTAAAAAACGTTTGCTAAAATATGGAACTTGTTCAAGTTGCCCAAATACATTAATTCTTGCTGCATCTATTTCTACTTGTCTGTGCTGTGCAAAATTTTGCGGCTCATTTAATTTAATTTGAAATAATTGTCCATCAATGTTTATACCACGCCAGCGCATAAACATCTTAAACTCTTGATCCAACGTATTAGCTATCATATTTTGTAATCTAATACAATAACGATTAAATCGCCATTCTTGAATCAAAGCTGTACCCACTCTACCATCATTGTAGGTTTGTGTGCCATCTTCAACACCAGTGGGCAAATAACTACTAGGAATACGTAATCCGCGAAATAATTTATTAGTAAAAAAGCGTAAATCTGTAATTTCGCCTAAGTTTTGCCCGCCCTGTAGTGTTTCGACACTGCTTCCGCGACCTTCTGCAGTCTGTGGGAAAAAATAATCTTCATTGGTACTAATTGGATTATAAGTAGCATCCATCATACTTATACCGCCGCCAGTTTGGGTGGGTATACGTCGTTGATTAATTTCGTTTTTTATTCTTTCAACAAAGGCCATTGCCATATGACTAGGCATATTACCTACATCAATTTTAAATATTCTTCGTTCGGGCGCTCTTTGCACACGATAGATTATAATTGCATCTTCTAAAAGTTCTTTTTGTTTAAAGACTTTAAAAATATTTTCTAGCACACTGTTACCAAAAGGCCAAAATATATCTAATCCTTCAGTTAAGCTCAAATGCATTACATTTTTAGCATCAATGGCCATTTCATTTTGAGCATGGGTAAATCTACTTCCGCCAGTGAATGGAGCGTTCGGTTGAATATAACTACCTTGCGGTCCACCTACTTGTGGATGATTTATATACGTGTCTGTTGTAGTAACTGCTGTAACAGTTAAATTTTTGAGATTGGGCTGTATTTCTTTAACTACATACTGCTCAGGCTCTTTGCCCTCTGCTTCGTTGACAATAACCTTTACAACCTTACTCATTTCAACCCAGTATAATTTAAAATTTTCTGGATCTCTTATAAAAACTTGATCACCGTATTTTAAAGTATTACGTACTAATTTAAAAATGCGTCTGTCTAATTCATTGAGATTAACCCATTGTTGTAACTGTTCTTTTATTATCTTAACTTCACTGTCGGTGGGTTTGTCTTTGTAATCTACATAAAACGGTAGTCCGGTTGTCTCATCTGGCTGGCTACAAAACTCAGCTAAAATATCTAGGGCAGCATTTACCTCACTGTCCATGTCCATTTGTTCGTATTGGTTGTATCTGTCTACACGATTTGGATGTCCTGTGTATACTTCAGGTAGATTACTTTGATAATTTCTATAGGTAGGCGAACTAGCAGTTGAATTACTAGTGGATGCCATACTCGAGGTAAATGCAGCATTTGGTGCTTTAAAATACTTTTTCCAAGACATATTAATATTTATAGATTATGTAAGGTTGTGTAGCATTTGCTGCGAAATGGACTTCATTTCTGACAAGGTTCTTAACATTTGTTCTTGTTGCTGTACAGCAAGTTTGTAAAGATCTGTTTGTTCTTTTAAAATGTTGCCCGCATTTCTTTGCTCACCGATCATGCGCTGTAATTCTAAAGGTGGTAAATTTGTTGCTGTCTCAGTTATCATATTATTAGGAATAATTTTTCCATTTTCATCAGGAACGAAAATTTCTTTTCCTAATTCTCCAACAATATAAGGTCTTCCCTTCACAACAATACCACCGGAAGCTCGTCCTTCTAAATTACCTTCGTTGATAAATGATTGATAAACACTTTCAACAAGTTCCCCTAATTTTTCTCCTGCCAACGAGCCAAGCCAACCTAATGCCATTGATCCTAATATACCACCACCAAATACACCCCCGATTCTTCCTACTAGACTACCTGCTAACTTACCATACGTACCCAATTTACTAGGTGTCGCTGTTTGCGGTGCGGGTGCAGCAACAGGAGGTGTACGCGGAGTTGTAGTTGATTTAGTTGATTTAGGTTCGGCAGGTTCGGGTTTAGGAGGTGTCCCTGCCGTGGCTGGCTTAGGAGCAGCAGGTTCGGGTTTAGGAGGTAAAGGTTTTCCGTCTGGGCCAAGTATAACCGGCGGCGTTTTGTTTGGTGTAGTGTCTGGTTGAGGACGACCCGGGGGGCCTGTTCCTATACCACCAGGTACTGCGCCACCAATATTATTTAAAATCACTACACTGAAAGGTTTTTGTGGACTTCCGTCGGGACCCATTATCCTGACATTGGTTATGCCCATTGCCATTCCAGCTGCGGTTCCAACCGCAGGATTTTTACCGAACGGAATTTTGTCTAATATTTTATCGGCTAAGGTTCCGCCAACTTTGTAACCTAATAGTCCACCAAGAGCATAACCTGCGTAGGTTCCTGCTGTTTCGCCCATTCCTTTAGAATCTGCGCCCTTGATCTTTCCTAATACATCTGTACCTATTTGTCCTAAATTTTTTATTACTTTGTCAATAGTACTACCAAGTTCGGCGGGATTTAATGCCTTGGCTAAGTTTTCTATTCCGTCGGCAATTTTAGTAACATTTTCAGCCAAAACATTGGCAAATTGTGTTAACAAATCTTTTATCGTAGATTCTACTAAAACTCTTAATCTTTGAGCTTGCTCTTGTATAGTAGTCATCAAATTAGTTATAGGATCTATCTTGTCTACTGTTTTCCCTTGCTTGGCAGCTTCTTCCTTTCTTTTTTTAAATTCTTCTTCGGTCATACTGCCCAAAATTTGATAATTCTTCATCATTTCATTGTTAGCAATGGCTGTTTCTCTCACAGCAGAATTGGTAACATAAGCACCAGCTATGGCAATGTCTCTATTTTGATTGGCTTGTTTTTGAATTGTGCCAGCAGAATCACGCTGCATTTCTAATGCTTGATCTGTTGTTAAAGTTCCTTGTTTAACCCCAGCAGCTAGTTTTCTGGCTAAATTTGCTGCCTCAGGTGTAACAGCAGCTACTTTGGCTAACTCGCCAGTTAATGTACCAAGAGTGGCATACTGAATGACCATACGCCTGACTGTATCGTCGGCTAACCCTTCTACTGCTTGTCTAACTTGATCTCTTTGTTTTGGCGCTAGATCGTTGAGTACTTGATTAAATGCCAGGATATCCATATCTTTCCTGGCTTGCTCGGCCCTTCTTTTGGCATCTTGCCCTGTAAACTCAGCAACTAATCTCAAATTGTAAGCATATTGTCTAGTTTGTTCGGCAATTTCTTTATCAGTGGCCTGCATTCTACCAGCACTACCAGCCATGCGTCCCATGGTTTCGGCCATTAATGTGCCTTGTTCTTCTACGTTGTAACCTAAATTAAGTAGTTCTCTACGTAGCTCTGAACCACCGGCTGCAAGGCCAGCAGCCAATCTTTTCGAGCCATTTACTACACCACCCCCGGCTTTGGCTATGTCTTCTGCACTTTGACTTACTATTTTAGCAAATTGCCCTACTGTTAACCCTGCTTTATTAGCAGTGTCAATCATTTCACTCATTCCACCTGCGTACATAGCACCAGCACGATTCATCGTTTGGAATGTTTTTATATATTCGTCAACTACACCTGTGAGTAGTTCAAATGCGGCTACAGCAACTCCGCCAACCATACCCACTAAACCGCCAAATGCTCGACCTATAGCTCCTGTTACGCCGCCTATTGTTGAACCTAACAACGGAAACCATCTAGATACTAAACTTCCTACTACCTGCCCTAGACCACCAAATACCTGCCCTAATCCAGTGGCTGCACCGGAAACTATTCTCACGCCTGCCGAAAATATACTAGTAAACATTCTAGTATCACTGCCCTGCCCTAGCATAGCAGTTACAACATCTTTGGTGGCGCCTATTAGATCTTTGGCAAAGTTAACACCAGCAGACGACATCGTACTTACAGCATTAACGAAACTACGGCGGCTATTAGCCCAAGCAGCTGATGCCTGTAATTGGTTTCTTTGGTTTTCTAATTCTCTTTTTTGTTCGGCTGTTACAGATTTTTTTATTGCACTATTGAAATTTTCTATTTCATCAGTGGCATCGATATAAGAAACACGCCCGTTTTTGAGAAAGTCGTTCCAGGCTTTAGTTTGATTGGTAGCAGATGATAAAGTTTCTTTGAATCTTTTTGCCGAATTTATTAAATCTTCAGGATTAGAACCAGTACTCCTTCTTCCACCGGTGGTCTCATTGCTCTGCCTAATGGCATTGGCTAATGTTTCAGCAAGTCGATCATAATCCAATTCGGCCATATTTTTATGATAAATACCTATATATCATATTATTTATGGAAAGCTAACCATGGAAACTTCAACTAACAATCCTTTAAGTAAGTTTTTTCGACAACCAACTATATATCTTAAATTGCCTAGCTTGGGGCGTTGGTGGAATCCGGGCAGCGTAGAGCCACCAGGAAATCAAGAATTAGCTATTTACCCAATGACTGCCAAAGACGAAATCATGTTAAAAACTCCCGATGCGTTAATGAATGGGCAAGGCATGGTTAATGTAATACAAAGTTGTGTTCCTGCAATTAAAAATGCTTGGGATATGCCAACGGTAGACTTAGATGCAGTGTTGATTAGTATAAGGTTAGCCACATACGGCTCAAATATGGATTTTGAAACTAACTGTACACACTGTGGCACTAAAAATCTGCACGGGCTTGATTTATCACAACCTTTAAGCCAGATTAATTGTCCAGACTTTGAACCGCACGTACACTACAAAGGTTTAAAAATTAAATTAAGACCACAAAATTATAAAATGGCCACAGAAGCTGGTGTTATAACATTTGAAGAACAAAGAATAAACCAGACTTTACTTGATGCAGAACTGCCAGAAGAGGAAAAAACTGCAAGGCTTACTGCAAGTCTCGAAAAACTTGTTGATTTAGGTATTAAAGCCTGCTCGGATAGCACCGAATATATAGAAGTTGATGGACAAAGAGTAACGGAAAGAACACACATTAATGATTTTTATGCCAATGCAGAATCAGAAGTTATAAGATTATTGCAGACTAGAGTACAAGAACTTGCACAAGAGGCCAAAATTCCTCCTTACGACCTCGAATGTGAGGAATGCCATAAAGAATATAAAGCCGATCTTAACTTTGACTATTCAAGTTTTTTCGGTCAAGGCTTTTAACTTTTAAAACCAACGAAGATATCATAGCCTTTATTAACAGCTTTGATAACGAGATAAAAGCCTTCAAAGAAGAATTACTACGTATGTGTTGGTTCATGCGAGGAGGTATAACTTACAGTGAAATCTTAGAATCCAGTTTCATGGAAAGAGAACTTATATCTAAAATAGTTAAACACAATTTAGAAATTACCAAAGAATCAAAAATGCCTTTCTATTAGAGATTTGCTTTGCAAATCTATTTCTTTCGCTTGCGCTCAGAAATCTTTTTTTATTGTCTAATAGGCATTCATCCAGATAATTCAGTCATAATTTGCCCGTTGCCGGGCAAATTATGATGATGCCTTCATCCGAGTGCATCAGCCACTGATCTAGTAGAGTTGATATTGTAATATCAGGAGGCGGTTGACCGGTACCCCCACTCTAGCCTTTGCATGTCAACGGAACCTCTATCGTACGGATCAGCGGCACGATATCAGCCTACGGTTGTTTCTTTTTCACAGAGCCGTAACCATTTGAGACCTAAAGTCGGTTTCTATCCTCGCAATGCCCAAGATCTGACGGTAAATGAATACAGCCTCAATGGGAGTCGAGCAGCCCCGACCAAACAGTATTGCATGATTAACGGCAAAGTGCC